AGATGCAGGAATGCTTTGAACATGCTACTAATCACTATGGGGCTCTTCATGATCTTATTGGTTATGTTTATCCTGGAAGCAAAGGGATTATAACTGAAGCGTCTTGTGTTCCTGTTAAGGAGATCAATACATGAAATCTGTTTTAGTTAACAGCGCAAACAATTGAAACTTGTGTTTATGCTAGTCGTTCTTTCATCGTTTAACCACACGTTAAGTGAGGTGCCGTATCGAACCATGGAAGACTGTAGAATTATGGCGCGGTTAGTTAATTTGCCATATATAGCTTCATGTATGCCTAAACTTGTGGATTCAACGATAAAAACATTCGTTGCCGAAGAACCTAAAACAGAGAAGAAATAACCTTGCAACTTGAAACTTTACCAGAAGAAGCACTGAAAGAAATTCTTAATCTTGTTGAGGCTAAGAAAAGAATAGATTTACGGGATAAAGCGCAAGATAATTTCATGTCTTTTGTGCATCACGTCTATGACGGATTTATCGAGGGATATCACCACAGGCTTATTGCAGAGAAGTTAGAGCGAGTGGCGCGGGGTGATTTGAAACGGTTAATTGTTAATATGCCGCCGCGTCATAGTAAATCAGAATTTGCTAGCTATCTTATGCCTGCATGGTTCTTGGGACGTAATCCAAAACTCAAGATTATCCAAGCAACGCACAACACAGAACTTGCCGTGCGCTTTGGTCGTAAGGTTAGGGATCTACTTAACTCTGATCAGTATATCGATATATTTCCAGACACGGAGCTAAAGGCTGACGACAAGGCGGCGGGGCGTTGGGGGACATCAAGCGGCGGTGAATACTTTGCCGCTGGTGTTGGTGCGGCGGTTACAGGTCGTGGTGCAGACTTGTTTATTATTGACGATCCGCATTCAGAACAGGATGCTATGTCGGACAACGCTCTTGATCAGGCATTTGAATGGTACACGTCCGGTCCTCGACAACGACTACAGCCTGGTGGTGCGATTATTGTTGTTATGACACGATGGGGACTGACAGACTTGACCGGCAAGCTGTTGAAAGCATCAGGCCAGGATGTCATGGCGGATGAATGGGAAGTCGTAGAGTTTCCAGCCATTATGCCTTCTGGCAAACCGTTATGGCCAGAGTTTTGGAACAAGGACGATCTGTTAAAGGTTAAGGCTTCGCTTCCAGTGTCGAAGTGGAACGCACAATGGCAACAGCATCCTGTTGCCGAAGAGGGTGCGATTATTAAAAAAGAATGGTGGCAAACGTGGAAGGCTAAAGAAATTCCACCTGTTTCCTATATCATACAAAGTTATGACACAGCATTTAGTAAGAAAGAAACAGCAGACTACTCTGCTATCACCACATGGGGTGTCTTTAAACCAGAGGACGGTGGTCCTGATAACATTATTCTTATGGATGCCAGACGAGGACGTTGGAACTTTCCAGAACTTAAACAGGTAGCGTATGAGGAATACGAATATTGGGATCCTGATATGGTTATTGTTGAGGCCAAGGCTTCGGGTACACCGCTGACTGATGAATTAAGATCGACAGGCATACCTGTAATGAACTACACTCCATCAAAAGGTAGAGATAAATTTACGAGGATGCATATGGTTGCTCCTGTTTTTGAATCAGGTATGGTGTGGGCTCCAGAAAAAAAGTTTGCGGATGAAGTAATTGAGGAGTGTGCAGCTTTTCCTCATGGTGAACATGATGACTTTTGTGATAGCATGACCATGGCTTTAATTCGTTTTAGGCGAGGTGGATTTTTAACTCTTGACTCTGATGAGGCTGATGATACGTATGAACCGCGTCAGCGAATTTATTACGGATAGGTATAGATTATGGCGACAAACATAGGATCTTTAATTGATAGCGGCATGGAATCTGTGCCTGGAGAAGTCGTTGAAGTTGAAGAGGCTCCAGATTTTGAGGGCGGTGCTGAAGTTACCATGGACGATGATGGGGGAGCGGTTGTTCAATCCGTCACCGAAACAGAAGTTGCTATAGCTGAAGTTCCTCATGATGCTAATTTAGCTGAACTGATTGAAGACCAAGAGTTAGGAGAGATATCATCTCAACTAACATCAATGTATGAAGAAGACCTTAGTTCACGATCAGAGTGGGAAGAAGCGTATACCAGAGGCTTTGATCTTTTAGGTATAAGACAAGAAGAACGAGCAGAGCCTTTTCAGGGAGCATCAGGTGTTACACATCCGATAATCTCAGAATCTGTCACACAGTTTCAAGCACAGGCGTACAAAGAGTTATTACCTTCTGGTGGTCCAGTTAGAACACAGGTCATTGGTGTGTCTAACCCAGAAACAGAAGCGCAGGCTTCTCGTGTTAAGAATTACATGAACTATATGATTACGGAAGTCATGGAGGAGTTTGATCCTGATCTGGATCAATTGCTTTTCTATCTGCCTTTATCAGGTTCAGCATTTAAGAAAGTATATTACGACCCTGCTTTAGGACGCGGTATTTCCCGATTTGTACAGGCACAGGACTTGGTTGTTCCATACTCTTGCACAGATTTAGCAACTAGCAGTCGCATTACACATGTTCTTAGGATGTCGGAGAACTCTATTCGTAAGTTACAGGTTGCAGGGATTTATAGAGATATAGACCTATCTCCTGATAGTAACGAATACGAAGATATGGTTCGAGAGAAGACCTCTGAGATTGAGGGTGTCAGTCCTAATAATATGGATGACGAGTACACAATCCTTGAAATACATACAGATCTTGACATAGAGGGTTTCGAAGACAGAAGCGCGGATGGCGAAGAGACAGGTATTAAGTTGCCTTACATTGTTACGTTAGACCATGGATCAGGACAGGTTCTGTCGATTACAAGGAACTATGATGAGGGTGATCCGTTAAAGAAAAAACGACAATACTTTGTTCATTATAAATTTTTACCAGGGTTAGGCTTTTACGGTTTTGGTTTAATTCACATGATTGGTGGATTAGGTCGCGCTGTCACAGGAATACTAAGACAGCTTATGGATGCTGGCACACTTGCCAACTTACCGGCAGGGTTCAAAGCTAGAGGTATTCGAATACGTAACGATGATGAACCTCTTAATCCTGGTGAGTTTAGAGATATAGATGCTCCTGGTGGAGACATTAGAGCTTCGTTAATACCACTGCCTTTTAAAGAACCATCAGCTACACTTACTCAGTTACTGGGATCTTTGATTGATGCGGGACGTAGATTTGTTTCTATCGCTGATCAACAGGTCAGTAATATGAATCAAGAAACACCGGTCGGCACTACTGTTGCCATGCTTGAGCGTGGCATGAAAGTAATGTCAGCTATACATAAACGTCTACACTATGCACAAAGAAATGAGTTTAGACTTTTAGCAAGAATATTCTCTGAGAATGCGGTGTATCCGTATGAACCTGTTGGCGCACCAAGTCAGATCTTTCAACAAGACTTTGATGGCCGAATTGATGTACTTCCTGTTAGTGACCCTAATATCTTCTCGATGGCACAACGTGTTGCATTAGCGCAGACACAGTTACAGCTTGCCCAGTCCTCTCCAGATATGCACAATATGTATCAGGCGATGAAACGCATGTATCAGGCTTTGGAGGTGCAGAATATCGATGAGATATTGCCACCGCCACAAGAACCTGTTGCAACGGATCCGTCTATTGAAAATGCTCGTGCATTGGCTGGTAACCTATTACAGGCTTTTGAAGGACAAGATCATGACGCACATATTCAAACACACATCGTGTTTTTACAGATGCCCATCGTGGTGGCCTCTCCCCCTATACAGGGTATTTTAATAGGACACATACAGGAGCATATATCGTTGAAAGCCAGAGCTATCGCTACACAAGAATTACAACAAGTACAGCAGCAGGCGGTAGAACAGTCTGCTGTTGCTCAAGTCTATAGTGATCAAGGCTTTGCAATACCTGGACAAACACCAGAACAGACACAGATGCAACGGTCAATGCCTTTAGATCAGGCGGCGGCTATTACACCTGAGGATCTTGAAAGACGTGTTGCAGAGTTAGAAGCGCAATTTACTGCGGAGTTTGCCGCTGCCATCACACCACAAGGGCAGGCACCAGATCCTCTGGTACAAATTAGACAGCAAGAATTGGCTATCAAAGCGGCTGACACACAACGCAAAGCACAGGCAGATCAAGTCGATCTTCAGCTGGAACAACAGAAACTACAGCAACGAGCCCTTTCGGACGCAGCTAGGATAGAAAGTCAAGAGGACATTGCTCAACTTCGTGCTGACGTAAACCGTGAGAGGATTAACGCACAAAGACAAAGAGGTTAAATCATGTCACCAAAGAAGTTTGAAGAGAAGTCACAGTTTTCAGATTTGGATGTAGATGGGGATGGCACGGTATCTGATTATGAACTAAGCGTTGTGCAGGCACACGATCAACATCGTAAATACAAAACTCAAGAAAGAATCACTATAGGGACGGCTGTCTCGATGTTGGTATTCACGGTTGCTATGTTCTTATTACCTGAGTCTCGTATTTCTGTTTTGACTGATCTCAGTAATTTATTTTATATTTCAGGCGCAGGAATTATTAGTGCTTTTTTTGGATTTCAGGCCATGGGAGCTTCAAGAAAATGATGTCAAGCATTGATTTCAATAAAGTCGGTATTCTTAAAGATGAGATTGAAATATTAAAAGCAAGGGCAGAGAAAGAGGGTGGCGGCATGGGTCACTTCTGGACAACAATAAGTGTCTTGGAAGGTCGCATTAAAGAAATCGAAGAAGAGTTCAATAATACTCTGGAAGTCACACGTTACTTATATAGGAATGTAGAATGATACAAGCACTTCTCCCTTCGATACTACCCGCTGTGACCGATATTGTTGGTCGGTTCTTGCCAGAGGACAAAGAAAAAAGGGCGGCTGCTGAAAGAGAAATAGAGAAACAGCTTGCAACGCACCTTGCTAAAATTGATATTGCTCAACTTGAAATCAACAAACAGGAAGCGGCTCACAGAAATATTTTTGTTGCGGGCTGGCGACCCTTTATTGGTTGGTCATGCGGCTTTGCCATGTGTTATGCGTACATTATACAGCCGATTACCGTTTTCATTCTTGCACAAACAGGTCATCTTGTAGACTTGCCGACACTGGATCTATCTGAAATGATGCCTGTTCTGCTCGGTATGCTCGGATTGGGGGGCTTACGTTCCTTCGAAAAGTATAAGAAAATATCGAAATAAGATGCCATTAACAAAAAAAGGTTCTAAGATTAAACGATCCATGAAGAAAACATATGGGTCTAAGAAGGGTGAAAAAGTTTTTTATGCCTCTGTTAACAAGGGTGTAATTAAAGGTGCTAAACGCAAGTCAAGGAGAAAGTGATGCCAAGAAAAAAGAAATCTAGAATGGCTCCTCGTGAGTCTGGACGAGTAAAAATTTCAAAGGCTCCTCGTGAGTCTGGACGAGTAAAAATTCCAATGGCTCCTCGTGAGTCTGGACGAGTAGAATCGTTAAAGGACCTCAATCGAAGGATTGAACAGGAACAATT